GTACCTGAACTGTAACTTACGGCAATTCCGTCACCACCTGCGACAATTACAATTCCTTTAGCACTAGCTGTGCTGTCGTCAGCTCCTATAACAGAATTAGACGCAGTTAAGCCTGCACCTGCAAGCAATGTTGCAAGAGCAGCTATAGTAGTTAATTGTTCTGTACTACCGTCACTATCTATGGTTGATAGCGAATCTCCGTTTGTTGGGGTCACAGCAGATAATTCGCTCAAATCAAGAGTTACCGTAACAGTTCCGCTACTGCCACCGCCTGCTATTCCGACTCCGGCTGTAACGTCTTCAATATCGCCTGTTCCCGGTTTTGATACTCCTGATAATAATACGCCTGCCATTAGTTCATACCTGGCACTTTGTTCCAGAATTCAAAGTCTATGGTTGCTGCATTAGAAGCATTTTCACGGATGACTTGAAATCCTGTAACTTCATCTCTGGATCTTAAAACGATAATATCGCCTGCCGCCCATTGCCTGCCTTTAGTTGTGGTAGGTGCAGTTCCATCCCTTGTCTCAACAACGGAATTAGTCCTGACATACCCCTCTGCATAATTACCCTGATCGGGAACTGTCAAAGACGTTGCCGAATCAGTAACAGCATGAGTTACTAAAGAACTAGGAATAGGCGAAAAATTATTCTTAGCCATTACCTTTTCCTCTGTTCTGGTTATTGCCAGAACTTCTAGGAGCTTCACGTTCAGCGAGCAATCTTATGGCTTCTGCCAGATTATCCTGACGTTCTAGTTCCCTTTGTTTTTCTTTTTGTATTTCGTCACCGTTAATGGTTGCCCATTCTCTACGGTGTCTTTTTTCCATATGTATTCTTAAATCATGAGAAGCTACGATGTTTGCTTTACGACATACAGGAAGTCCCATAGAGTTATATTTTTCTCTGTTGGGGTCATCTGCATGTAACATACATTTAATTTTGCCTTTAGAAGGTTCTAGCCCTTCAGGCTTTCTTGTAGTAAATGCATATGTTCCGTCTTCAAAAGTTTTCTGAAGTTGCTGTTCAAGCATGTTTCGGTTAACTGTGCTTCGGTCTCCTGTTCTTACGTTGTAAACATAAACATAGCCGGCACTTCTTAATTCAGTTGCCGTCATCTGTATTCCGTTTGCATTACCAATAGGAGTTCCGATTTTCATATTTCCCGGTTCTTCTGCCTGTTCTGCATCTCTTAACATTTCATGTACTAAAGGTTCGTCAGCCATTACGTTCGCTCCTTTTTAAAGAGGGGACCAAATGTACTTTGTCCTCTCTTCCACTTGTTTTTTTCTTCCACGTTGTCCCAGAAGATTTTGTTCCAGTCTCTGGGCTTAACTTCAGTTTTGGGTGGTGGTTTTAAATTCATGTCCTGTGCTAAACGCATTGCTTCTTCCACCGAATATAGACTTTCTCCTCCACCTTTACCGTCAGGTACACCACATATAAGTTGGAACTGCTCACCGAAGAGTCTTGCATCTCCAATGTCTCGTTCCATCCTTACTTTCCGGTCACTTCTAATAACCGTTATTGCTTGGTACCTTCTCAGTCCTTTGGAATCAGGACCCATCCTATTCATCTCAGAGAGGTAATAGCACGGCTCATGACTCCAAAGTTCCGATGTGGCTAGTTCAACAAGTTTTGCCACTTACCTCTCCTAAATGGTGAAGTCTCTAGCACTTCTTACATAGAAGTAATCAACATCCATGGTTAGTGCTGTAGTTGTTTTTGCTTCGACAACCAGAATTACTGCCATATCAACTGATGTTGAAACAGCACCTGTTTTTGTCTGCTTTAGAACACCATCGATATACCATCGGCATGTTCCGTTCTCTGCAATTTCGAGTCTCAAAATCTGAAACTCTCCTGCAGTAGCTACATCATCTGCATCTACGTTAGTAGAAGTGGTTTCACCTGTTGTGGTTCCACCGTTATAGATCATGTGCCAGTCTGTTGCGTCTGTTAGTTCTGAGCAAAATAAGAAACCTGCACCGTCAGATGCTGTAAGAGTTATAGTTGTGCCATTGCCGTGAAAGACATCATCTTCTAAAGAAACGGTGTCTGTATTGACATCGCTTAGTCCGAAGAATACTTCTCTGTTAGCAACTGCAGGTAACCGAACTCTAGCTTCAGCAACTATGGTTCCCATGTTTCCTACGTCATACATAGCAGCGGTAGTTACACCGGCTGCATGCTTGTCTTCGTTTGTGGTAGTGAACTGTGCAACACCATTTACTCCGTCAGCATCTAGTGAAACTATTCCGGAGTCTGTTTCTGCAAGTCCGTCACCAATTACTCGTAGGGATCCGATATTTCCAAACGCATTAGTTAATGCGACAGGAACTTCTGCACCTACGAAATCTTCAAATATTTCAATTTGACCTCTCGGTCCTTGAACTGTAGCCATTTTCTTTTTCCTTCTGAAGCTCTAGCTCCAATTGCCTTATACGCTTCCTGTAGGGAGCGACTACTTCTGATATATTTCCTGTTTTACGAGGTACGGCGGCAAGGTTTTCAATCCTGTTATCCGCCATATCTCCATTCATGTTGTGTACAACCCAACCTTTAGGAATGGGGCCATGCTTTTCAGACCACGCTTTCCTTCTGTCATTCATTAACTCGTTGGGGCTGTAGCATCTGCTATAACTTCATATAGCCAGTTACCTGCAGACCTTTCACCGTATGCGAATTCATCGTAGTGATACATTGCTGTAGCACCGCCACCGAGTTCAGGCATTCGCTTGGTCTCGATGTATGGTGATCGACCTTCTACAAGTACTAGAGCTGCTTGTGAGAAAACTCCGCCTTAGCGTCATCATCACCGTCAATGGATATGTTTCCATCTTCGTAGAGTCTTGCGCCTGCGATAGTTCCTCTGTAGCGGTTCTGGTAGGCTTCAACAGATATTCCATCTGTTAATGGCGCACCACTTGTACTTGCGTCTAGACCTGATGCTATTAATTCGTCATCAATGTCTTTTAAGCAGAATCCATGGTGAACTGCATGTATTGGAACATTGGCAGGAGCAGGCTCTGTTGTATTCGATGTAATTCGATATGCAGCAGCTGCGATCTCACCGGAATCAAGGGCGTTTCCTGCAGCACCTAATGCTGTAGTTGCACCATCTATTGCGGTAATTCCATCCTGGTCTTTCTTTCGCTCAATAGCGTTTTGTGCCAATGACCCTGTCTGAGCGTAAGCATTGGAGCTTATTCTCATAGCAACACGGTCTGTTATAACTGTGTGAACTCCGACAACTGTAGGTGTAATGGAGAACAAAGTGTCTTCCATTTGCTGTGGGTTATCTAGTTCTGTGTTTTCTGATACAGCCTGTGCGCTAAGTTTCGCCATTGAAACTTCGTTCCAGACAGTACCGGTATTTTCGTCAAGTCTTTGCCTATCTACTAGGTTAGGCATTACGCCCGCAAATTCTCTTACAATTCGAGCAGAAGCTATCATTGTAGGAATCGAATCAGCGAGAGCATCTGTGGTTGTATTCCCTGATGCCATAATTAAACTCCTAATTTAATTTATATGCGGATTCCCTGCTTTCTAAGCACTTCAGCCGCTTGTGCTATTTCATCTCTGGAAACCGTAGTGTTAGAGTCGCCCATTCTTTGTAGTAGATTGTTTGCACTTGCGGTTGACGGAGCTGATGACGTTGAATCTAAATCCAAAGCATTTAGCCCGTTTTCCTCTGCAAAACTTCTAACCCGATCATCGGCGGCTTTAGTTAGCTGATCTTTTTCAGTTAACCTACGGTCTCTTTCTATCCTTCTCATGGTTCTATTGAATTCAGCATGAGCCTGATAGATGCCACTCAAATCCTGCTTTTCATATGCAGGACTCCATAATTCCCGAAATGCTGCTAGTTCAGGTGCAGTCATTAAATCAAGACCACTTTCCTTAACTATTTCTTCTATTTCGGTAATAAAGCTATTTGCAGTTCTCGTGAAGTTATTGGTAGCTTTCCGGGTTGCAGCGTTTGCTTCAACCTTTTGTAAGTCTTCCATATATGCTTCTTGATCCTGCGTGCCTTGGTGGCGTATTAACGCTTGGACTGTGTCTACTAGTGTTGCCATGTTGTCAGAGAGTTCGTCAAATTGAGGATTCCCTTTTTGGGTACTTCGTAGCCGTCCCTGAAGAGCCTTGTTATCATTCTGAAGTTTCTTCAGTTGCGCTTGCAGAGTTTCCATAGTGGGTTGTTGGGCATTTGAGTCTTCCGGAGATGTGGTTGCAAGGCCATCAGCTACGGGAGTCTGTTGCTCAAGAGTTCCAGTTCCTTCTACTTCTGCTTCTACTGACGGGGTTGTGCCGTTATCGGAAAAGCCCGCCGTTTCGTTTTGTAATGTCATTAAAGCACTCCTGTGATTTAACTATTTATTTGATTGTAGCAATTATTTTTATTTGATCAAAATTATTTCTGTCATTTTAGGCAAAAAAAAGTATCCCTACCTAAAATTAACGATTTGCTGCTTCATATTCTTGTATAAATCTTTCTATATCTTCTGTTCTTGGATTACCACCAGACTTTCGATTTAATGCCCTAAGCCATCTTTGAGTAGTTCTGTTAATCATGTTTTCACGAGCTGTAGTGCTATAGCCATGTTTCCAAAGTAATGCTTCTATAACAGGATTTCTTTTTTTTAATTTAATTCTATCTTCTTCAATATCTTCTAAAATTTTATTC